AGATGGAAGGCGTGATTTTAACCAAACCTAATGAGATTCCTGCCGACGCTGTGGCAGCCATGATTCCAGCGTGCAAGCTCAAATTAATCGAGCAACTGCAACTGGTAAGAACACCGGAGCATGACGCCTTCGGACATACAGCAATCGAAAATAAAGACGGAGCCACCAGCGTCGAAAGTTACATCCAAGGGGCGCTCGCGGGTCATTGCCCGGATCACTTCCTGAGTTCTGACGCAGACGGACGCCCTCTGGCTTTGATCAGCGGCATTTTGCAGGACGACGGGACATTCATCGCCTTGGTATCGCTTCACAACACCGACGCCCAAGGGTCAACCGCATATGTTTATTCGGATGACTTTTTGGATGAGGCTCTGGTCGAGCAATATGTCGCGCTCGGTTGTTACCGCTGGGAATGCCGCACAAATATTGGGACACCCCACCCGCAATATTTAAGTGATCAGGGTTTCATCGAGGCCACTGGGCCTGATGATAATTACAGAACCTTGCGAGGCCCATTCGGCTGGTAAGGTAACCAACGAAAGGACAAACAATGTCACAAGTACAATTAAACAGGTCGGGTGTCGTCGGACACGTCCCGGCAACCCTGCTCTCCGGAGCGATGTTCTACAACTCAGCCGACGCAAAGTTGTATATCGGAGACATCGGCAACACTCCGACCCTAGTCAGTGACAATCCTCTCGTAATTGCTGCACAGATCGCAACCCTGCAGGCTGAAAGCCGTGAGACTACAGTCTCAGAAACTGCGCCAACAGCGGCGCTGCAGGGAGACCTGTGGTTTGACCTTTCAACGTCTCAATTAAAGTTCTACACGACAGAATGGGTCCAAGCAAACACAGTGCCCACTTCGATCCAAGGAATTCTCGGGGAATACCCTGTCACCACTGATGATTTTTTGAGCCACATTGTCTATTCCACCACGGATGTCGCTGAGCTGAATCAGATGACAATCATGATTGAGGCAGCAACAAATTTTGCTGAGAGATATACAGGGCGATTGTTCATCAGCCGCAGCGTGACTCAGTTTTTTGACAGGTTCCCGCCATCAACAAAAAGCACCAAGCTGCCGATCATTTTGAAAGGAGGGGTCAGTGGGAGCGTCACAACGATTGATTATCTGGACAGCCTGTTTGCATCTCATACTTTATCAGCTGACAAATACAGAGTCCTCGAACGTAATGGCCGCACCCAGATTTATCCGGCACTCGGTAAGGAATGGCCCGTTGATGTCGCCAACGAAGTGGACTCCCTCAGTGTCACTTACATTGTAGGAACAGCAGCTCCAGCAGTACCCGGCGCAATCAAAATGGCCATCCTATTGATCGCAGCAAGTATGTGGGAAAACCGCGAAAATGAGATCGTCGGAAATAATATCAAGGCTTTGAAACCAGTGATCGCTGCAAAGGATCTCCTCCATCCATACAAGTTGAGGTGATGACATGCGAGCTGGAAAATTAAACAACAAGGCTGAGATATTCATCCCCGCCACAGCGCAAAACTCATTCGGAGAAGTTGAGAGCACATTCGTGTCACTCGGTGTGTTTGCCTGCAGCGCCACGACTAAACCGCGCAGAGAGAGCACCACTGACGAGTCCTCAGTCTCGAAGACAGAATTCGACCTTCGGTTTAGATATTACGCGGCGCTGGGCAGTCTCCCTCGGTCTGCTTATATCGTTCTAAATGGTCTCACACTCGAGATCAACTCTGTGGCTAATGTCCAATTAAACAACCGCGAGATCCAGATGATCTGCGAGGAGCGATCATGATTGATATTGACCTTCGGGCGCATCTCCTCGCCGATTCAGCGATCAGCTCAACTGTCGCGGGTGTTTACGCCCTCCGGCTACCGCAGGACACAACCAGCAGCGCGATCGTTTATGAGATCGGTGCCGGACACAGTGTTCCTCAAATCGGGTCGATGGAAACAGTCATCAGGCACACGGTGACATTATTTGCGTATAGCCCAAGTTATCAAACGCTGCGGGTCCTATCCGGGAACATAACTGACCTACTAAACGGCATGACGGGACCAATGGGGTCCACCAGTGTCACCGGGTCTCAAATCGACTCGTCGATCAACACATATGAAGAAGAGCTCAAGCTCTATCGAAATATAATTAATTTAACTATTTATACCAACTAAGGGTAAAACCATGAGCAATATCGCATCTCCTTTTCACGGTCTAGCTACCGAACTCCACATGCTGGCAGCCGCTGACACAGTCCTCGACGCCTCCACCAAAGTTGCCGAGGTTTCCTCAGTCGGTACTCTGGAGCTCTCTGCAAATATTATCGAATATAACAAGTATGGATCCGACTACAAGCAAAAGCTGGTCGGTCAAAAAGACTCCGGCACATTGTCCTTGACGATCAATTGGGTCGCTGGTGAAGCAAGCCACACCGCTCTCAAAACAAAATACGACAGCGGCGCTGCGCAGATTTTCGCAATCAAATGGGTGTCAGGATCTGAGAATGCCAAGGCAACTTTCACTGGCTACATTTCAGGCTATTCAATCGACACACCCGTTGAAGATGTCGTTTCTGCAAACATCGAGATCGCCATCGACGGCTCTGTCGCTTTCGCCCTCGAAACTGTTTAACCACTCAGATAAAAGTCCACCTCCGGGTGGGCTTCTATTTATTTTTTAATATTTGGAGACAAAAATGCTAGACCGTAAAGCAATATTCAAAGCCGTCGACCTCGACATTCAAAACGTGCCAGTCCCAGAGTGGGGCGGTGACATTTGCATCAGGGGTCTCACAGCTCGCGAGCGTGATCATTTCGAGGCATCAATCGGCCAGTCGGCCAACCTTGAAAACCTTCGAGCCCGACTGGTGGTCCTGTCCATATGTGATGAGACTGGGGAGCGTGTATTCAAAGACAGCGACGCGACGGAGCTCGGCAAAAAGAATGCAATGGTCGTGAATCGACTATTCGACATCTGCCGCAACATGTCCGGGATGTCTGACGCTGACGTCAAGGAACTCGAAAAAAACTAAAACGAGACCCGACCCGCAGGTTTAAATTCAGACTTGCGGGCCACCTCGGGATGACCGTCCGGGAAATGGAAAACAGGATGTCCTCGCAGGAACTTGCTGAGTGGATGGCCTACTGGTCCATTGAACCCTTCGGAGCCGCCCGGGATGATTACAGGGCAGGGCTATTGGCTGCAACTGTGGCCAACTGCGCTGGCAGTAAGAAAGCTCTCCAACCGACAGACTTCATTCACATCTATTCCCAACCAAAACAAATGAGCTACATCGACCGCAGGCAGCAGCAGGCGAGCCAGATGGCTATGTTTAAAAATCTATCGGAGCAGACCAATGGCAAGACCTAAGATGTTGACCGTCAAGGTCAGCGGTCTGAAAGAGCTCGAGCAGGCACTCAACGCGCTCGACCACGACCTCCACAAGAAAGCACTCAAGACCGCAGGCAAGGAAGCCATGCGCCCAGTTTATACCCGGGTGCTGAACAACGTGGTCGTCGGTGAGACTGGGGGCCTGAAGTCCACAATCAAACTCACCTCGACCAGTGACGTCCGGACGCTGCGCAAGATAAGCAAAAAGGCCGCAATGGTCGCCCGGGTGTCAGCAGGTACGACAAAAAGGCGCGACGGCCTGACAGGTCACCAAGCCCTCAATATTGAGTATGGACTGCACGGCAAGCGAAAGATGGCAGCACAGCCATTCATGCGCCCAGCTATACAGGGCAAAGAGAAGGTCGTCTTTATGCACTTTCGGCGACTGCTCGGCGTCCACATCGAAAAAACTGCGCGGACCCAGATGAAACGAAACCGCAGAAACGCTAAAAAACTATAAGGGAAAACAATGGCCACGATCAGCAGACTCTCTGTTGATTTGGTTGCAAACAGTGCTAGATTCCGCAAGGACCTCGATGCAGCTGCTACAGATGCCAAGAAGTCGTTCGGCTCCATGATGAAAAGCGCCAAAAAGGCGACAGCTGCATTTGCTGCCGTCGGCGTCGCAGCGGGCGCTGTATTCGTTAAGTCAGCCAAGACATACGCGAATTTCACTGAAGCACTGCAGGACGTAAAGGCAAAGACGGGCGCGACGACCAAAGAGATCAACGCGCTCTCACTGTCCATGCGTGCTGCTGCAAAAGCAACCAAGTTCACAGCAACACAAACCGCAGAAGCGGGAACCTTTTTGGCTCAGGCCGGATTAAACATCACCGAAATTAATGCAGCATTGCGACCCACACTAAACCTCGCAGCTGCCACCAAAACCTCCGTACAAAATACCGCCGACTTCATGACCAACATCATGAAGGGCATGGGCATGAGCACAGATGATCTGCAGCGAGCTGCTGACGTTCTCGCTGTAACAACTGCCAAATCAAACACAAACCTCACGGACCTCGCGACAGCTATGTCAGACGCTGCGCCATCCGCTCGCGCATTTGGTATGTCTATCGAAGAGACAGCCTCGCTGCTGGGCTCTATGGCCAACGCGGGCATCAAAGGCTCAAAGGCAGGTATCTCGCTCCGGGCGACGTTCGCATCGTTATCGTCGACAGGTAGTTTGACTGAGAAAATGCTGGCCGAATCAACCGGGCAGATGACAACGCAAACAAAAGCTCTGCGCAAACTAGGCGTCCACACCCGGACCGCTGAGGGTAAGATCCGCAACCTTGTTGAAATCCTGAAGGACCTCAAGGCTGCAGGCGGAAACGAAGAGGATATGATCGCGATCTTTGGTCGACGTGCTGGCTCGTCGATGATGCAGTTTATGAACGAGGGGCTCCTCGGTGCTGAGCAGCTAAAGCAAAAGCTGGATCAAGCCCGATTTGCTGCCGAGCGCATGGCTGCCACCCAGATGGACAGTCTTAATGGCGACCTGCTGCTGTTTAATTCTCAGCTCGAAGAGCTGCAGATGATAGTCGCCGAGAACGGTATCAATGACCTGTTTCGATCGATGACGCAGACGGCCACGAGTTTCATGAAGGCAATCGAACCGATCCTGCGATTCATGGCCCCAGCATTTGATGAGCTCGCAATCGCCTTAATGGCGATCGGCGGTGCCATTGTTGTTGGCGGCATTGTCGCCCTGTCATCGGCGATGGCGGGCCTCGCTTTGGCAATGCTTGCAAACCCTATCACTTGGATTGTTCTCGGCGTCGCGGCATTGTCTGTCGGCATATATAAGGTCATCCAAAACATCGACGAGCTCATGATGGGCTGGCGCAATCTGGTTGGCTCCACAATGAACGCGCTGAAAAACATGGCGGGTCATGTTGGCGTGTTCGCCGAGAACGTCGCCGACTCCATCGCCAAGATGTGGCTGAAGATGAAAATCGGTGCTGACAAGTTTCGGGTAAAGGTTATCGAGATTTTGAATGATCTGATCAGAGAGTCTCTGGAAAAGGTCAACGCTCTACTTGAAATCTACAACAAGATTCCATTCCTCGACGACGCCACGCCCATCGAGTTCACTATCGACACGGCGGGTGCCATCTTAAAAATCAAAAAGATGCAGTCCGAGCTCGATGCACTGGAGAAAAAAGCCAACACCTTCACAGATTCTATTTTTGTTCCCGAGGTGTTCACCCCGGAAGAAGAAGAAGGCGCAGGCATCGGTGGAATGGGTGATGGCGCTGGTGGTCTCGCAGGCACTGGGTTGCCTGAAGACTTCACGCCAGAGCAGCTGAGCAACATGCAGACCGCAGCCGAAGGGATGCGCGGCGCATTCGAGAGCATGGTCAAACCTATCTCCAACGTGTTCTCCTCGATCGTCAAGGGCACGACCTCAGTCACTGACGGCTTAAAAGAGATCGGGACCATGATCCTCGACAAGGTGATCAGTTCGTTTGTCGAAATGGGTGTCAGCTATCTGGTCCAGCTGGCTCTGATGAAAGCGATGGAAATGGCTGGAATCGCAACCAGTATCGCAACGACTGTCGCTGCAGGCGCGACTATGGCGACCGCAATGGCTCCGGCTGCTGCAATGGCCTCGCTCGCGTCGTTTGGCGCAAACGCCATCCCAGCCGCCGCAGGTATTATCTCCACGACAGCTGTCGCCAAAGGAATGGCCCTCGGTCAGGCGCACGACGGAATCGACAACGTCCCCAACACCGGGACCTACCTGCTCGAGTCTGGTGAGCGTGTAGTCGACAAGCGCCTGAACAAAGACATGTCTCAATTTTTGGCAAACCAAAACAGCAGCACGAACAACGTCACGAACAACCCGACGCTCAATTTTAACGTAAATGGCGCAGACGCCGACAGCGTCGAGGAAATGCTGCGGAATAATCGCGGGCAATTCGAAGGCATGATTCGAGAAATATACAACGAATCTGCACAAAATTCCCCGTTCTAAACGAGGGGCCCTCCGGGGCCCCATACCCTAAATAAGGAGCACAGAATGCCTGCACCATTACTCCCAATCTATCCCGACCCGGTCTCCTTTAGAATCACATCCAAAGTGAAAACCCTCAAATCGGAGTCACTGTCAGGAAAGATCCTCACACGCAAAATCGGAGGCCAGCGATTCGAGGCGACGCTGGTTTATCCACCAATGAACCGGACGCAGTTTGCGCCGATTCACGCATTTTTAATGGAGCAAGCCGGGATGTCCGGGTTGTTTTATATCAAGATCCCAGTATTTGGCACGGCTGCCGGTGGTGTCGGTGAGTATTACACCTATGACACACACACCAAAGTCTACATGTGCGCGAGTGATGGCGGTGACTATCCACCAAAGCTGGTGGCAGGTGGCACAGCTGAGATCGACCCGGTCTATATGCGGGTGAGTTTAAAAAGCGACATCCAGTCCATCGAATATGGCCGGGACGGTCTGGTCCGATTTGAGGTTGATGTGATGGAGCGGCTCTGATGCAGACATTCTCGACAGCGTTTCTCAACGCGCTCAATGCCGACCATTTTGAATACGCATTTCTGGTAGACCTGCCAGTCGGTCAGCACTACACCAACCACGGCTATGACCTGACCGTCGGCACTTCCACCTACCTCTCGAATGGATTGCTGGTCAAATTTGCAAACATCGACCAGACCCAAGAGCTCAACCTCGCAACGTACAGCCTCGAGCTGAGCAACGTCACGAACACTCTGGCCAAGACCTACGCAGCAGGAAACTATCGAGGACTGAGCGCAGTCATCAAGCTGGCCATTTTGGTTGATGGTGTCATTCAGGGTGAGCCGGTTATTTTATACAAAGGCACTCTGGACAGCTTCAGCGTCCGCGAGAACGGTAGTTCTTCTAATCTAACAATCAAACTGACGAGCCACTGGGCGAGCTTCAATCAAATGTCCGGGCGCTACAGCTCAGACAGGTTGCAGCAGGATCTTCATGCTGGCGACCGTTTTTTTAAATACGCCCACGACGAAATGAGCAATATCGGCTGGGGTAAAAAATAAGGAATCACCATGATCATTGGATGGGTAATTGCGGCAGTAGTCGCCGTCGTCGTCGGTGCTGCTGCGATGATGAAGAAAATGCAGCAAAAGATGCAGGGAAAGCAGGGCGGGATGATGATCTCCAAGGAGGGCGGGTCGAATCCAATCAAGATGGTCTATGGCAAACGTCGCATTGGCACGGACAATGCGTGGAAGGGCGTCAATAATCTGACTTTAAAAACGTCATCGGGATGGGATTCCGCATATATAAGCAGCCGTGAATCTCAACTAGGAAACACGGACAAAAAAAATGTGATGCTTCACCGTCTGGACGTCTGGTGTCAGGGCCCTATTCACTCAATTGGCAACTATAAAATCGACGGAGACAAAACCAGCCACACTCGATTTGCAAATGGAAAGGCGTGGGCCCGTATCCTCACAAAGCACGGGAACCCTAATCAAACAATGTTCTCGGCTATGTCGTCGGGTATTTACGCGATTGACTCATCAATGAAAGGCGAGGGGCTGGCATGGAGCTGGTCGCGATTTTACTATCACCCGGGAGAGCCTGAGTTCCAAGGCGAGCCAAATATCACCGCCGAGGTTCATGGCCTCAAGGTCTGGGACCCGCGCACGAACCCCAACGATCAGACGGTCAAGTCATGGTCAGACAACCCTGCGCTGTGTTTACTCGACTATTTACTTGCCGACTATGGCAGAGCTCTCAACATTGCTGACGTTGAAATTCAAACATTTATAAACGCCGCAAATTCCTGTGATTCGACGGTCACACTCCCAGCTGACCCCACCGCCACAGAGGGGCAAACGATTTATGTGGCGATTTTGGGCCAGATGGTCGAAATCCCAGCGGGTGGACTGTTTCCGGATTATAGGGTCGGGCAGCCATCGGGCAATCGTAAACGCTACACCACAAACCTCGTCCTCGAATCCGACAACTCAACGATCGACAACTGCGCTGAGATACTCAAGACCATGAAGGGCTCCCTTCCTTTCGTCAATGGTAAATATAAGTTGCTGATGGAGGAGGAGGGCACCTCGGTGATGACGTTCAACGATGACAACATCCTCGGAGGTGTCAATCTCGGATGGGCTGATCGCTCGAAAAGGACAAACCGGGTGACTTTAAAGTTCCCGAACGAAAACAAAGGGTATCAGGACGACACTGTCAGCTGGCCACCAGCACATAGTCTCCTGCATGAAGCCTACAAGGCCTACGACAACAATGAGGATCTACACTCGGAGTTTGAGCTGATAGGTGTCACCGACTTTTATCAAGCGCGTGACATGGCTGAGTTTGCAGTCCGCGAATCTCGGTCTCAGGAATATGTCACCTTTAAAACACAGCCACAGGCAATGGCTTTGGAATGCGGTGATGTCATAACAGTCTCTAACGATGCTCTGGATATTGTCAGCAAACTCTATCGGGTCCGCGAGACCTCGATGAATGCTGACCTCACTGTCACAGTGAAGGCGCAGATCTATGACCCGACGATCTATCCGTGGAGTGTGGGCGACGAGGCCGCTGAGGCCGTGACCCTGAACATGACTCCCAGCCTGTTCGATCAGCCTGCTGTGATGCAAAACGTCACCGCATCGACAGCTACTCTGCTAAACGATGACGG